GGTAAACGTCGGCCCAGATCACTGGCAACATCGTTGTTACCAGCGGTAACGTCTCCGCGGATGGGATTGACTTGAAGACACACGTGCACACAGGCGTTCAGTCTGGTGGCACTTCTGGAGGACCCACGGGATGAGGTACCGAGCTCTAGATGTCAACGGCGATTACACACTCGGCCAAGGAAGTGCCAACTTCCTTGTGAACAGCCCCGAGGCCGTGGGCCAGTTGATCCTGACCCGCCTTAAGCTCTTCACTGGCGAGTGGTTCCTGGATACCACCGAGGGCACCCCTTACTACCAGAACATTCTTGGCAAGGGCACGCAGGGTTCATACGATCTCGCTATCCAAGCCAGGGTCTTGGACACCCAGGGCGTGGCAGCGATTGTGTCGTATACCAGCATCCTGAACACGACCACTCGGTCGCTCTCCGTCGAGCTGACGGTGGACACGATCTACGGTCTCACCACCATCTCGGGAGTTCTCGCATGACCGTCTATCCACTCGCAACCCTCGCGGCGCAGATCACCAATACCGGCATCTCGGCACCGTCGTACTCCGACATCCTCGCCAGCCTGCAGGCGTCGTACTGGAACATCTACGGCTCCGATGCCATCCTGACGCCCGACAGCCAGGATGGGCAGATGCTGGCCGTGTTCGCCTCGGCGGTCAATGACTGCAATCAGACGGCGATCAACGTCTTCAACTCGTTCTCGCCGTCCTACGCACAGGGCGCCCAGCTGTCGTCCTTGGTGAAGATCAATGGGCTGGCCCGTGAGGTCCCGTCGTACAGCACCGTAGCCGTGACGTGCATCGGGCAGACTGGCACGATCATCACCAATGGCGTGGTGCAGGATGTCTCGCAGAACCTATGGAACCTGCCGACCTCGGTGGTTATCCCCTCGAGCGGGTCAATCACGGTCACCGCCACGGCCCAGGATCAGGGGGCCATCAGCATCGCGGCCCTGTCGATCAACACGGCGTCGAACGCCGGAGCAATCTACACCCCGACCCTCGGGTGGCAGAGCGCCAGCAACTCAAGCGCCTCGGTTCCTGGCGCCGCTGTCGAGCAAGATGCCGCTCTGCGCCAGCGCCAGTCAGTCTCCACGTCGGTAGCGGCCGTCACGCCTCTGCAGTCGATCAGTGGGGCCATCGGGGATCTTTCTGGCGTTGGTCGGTACCTGGTGTACGAGAACAGCACGACGGCGACTGATGCGCACGGCATTCCGGCGCACAACATCTCGGCCGTGGTTGAGGGCGGGAACATCACGACCATTGCACAGACAATTGAGGCCGTGAAGTCCGAGGGCACTGGCACCTACGGTTCGACGTCGGTCACGGTCCTGGACCCGATTGGCGTGCCAGTCGTAATCAACTTCTACGCTCTGGCTGAGACCCCGATCTATGCGTCGGTGACGCTGACGGCGTTGACTGGGTACGTCTCGACCACCGGCACCTACATTCAGGAGGCCCTGGCTCTGTATATCGCCGGTCTTGGCATCGGTGTGAACTGCTACCTCGGCCGTCTGTGGGGCCCAGCGAACCTCTCAGGGACCGCGGCCATTGCAGCCGTGTCGGCGGCCATGCAGGCCTCAGGTGTGCTCCCGTCTGGCGCCTCCGTGACGCAGGCTCAGCTCGACGCGCTCTCTGCCACCTACGACGTCACCGCGATCACGATCGGAACCTCACTCAGCAGTCTTGCAGCGTCAGACGTCGCGATTGCGTTCAACGCCGCTGCGCAGGGCTCGGTCAGTAACATCAGCCTGACGGTGCACTAACATGAATGCTTACACCGGCCTCATCACGAGCGAGCACAACGACAAGCCGAACTTCATGGCTATGATCACGGCGCAGGTCCAACCGGCGGTCGACCTTCAGGCGACCATGAACGCGATGCAGCAGGCCTACGACCTCGACGCGGCTTGTGGTACCCAGCTCGACGTCCTCGGCCAGTGGATCGGTCGGCCACGGCAGCTCACTACGCCACTCACGGGGGTGTACTTCGCGCTGGATACCTCAGGCGTCGGTCTGGACCAAGGCACTTGGCAGGGCCCGTACGACCCGACGAGTGGCCAGACGTCACTGGCTGACGACGCCTACAAGACGCTGCTTCGGGCGACGATCGTGGCAAACTCGTGGAACGGCACTGTGCCTCGGGCCTACGCCGCTTGGGCCGTGGTCTTTGGGACGGCAGGCTACCAGGTCGTTATCCAAGACAATTGCGACATGTCAATCTACATGGGCCTGCTGGGGCCGTCTCCTGACGCCGTCACCCTCGCCTTGTTTGAAGGTGGATATCTCAATCTGCGCGCGGCTGGGGTCGGTGTCCGCAACTACGTCACGCCAACGCTGGCGAACACCCCGTTCTTTGGCTTCGACGCCGAAGGCGCCGCGATCGCGGGCTTCGATGTCGGCGCCTTCGGCACGTTTAACTAGGAGCATCATTGATGACAAACGTGGTAGACTACCAACCCTTTGCCAACGGCTCAGGGGCAAACGTCGAGAGTCAGGCTCAATTTCTGACCGACCTGGGGACTGGGGGTACGCTTGTCAACGGCTACACCTCTGGTCTGGCCAAGTCCACGCAGTTCAACAAGGTCGCGCGCCAGTCGTCCATGATGGCCGCCGCGCTGGCCACGTTCATCTCGACTGAGTTGAACACCAGTGTGCTGGATGACGGCAACCTGGCGGCTCTGACAACGAACTTCACCAACGCGCTTATCACCCTGGTCGCGGCCAATGCGCCGCAAAGCACCGTCTACTGCGGCTCCGCGGGCGGGACAGCGAATGCCATCGTGCTGACCCCGTCTCCGGCGGTCACGACCCTGGTCACGGGCCAAATGGCGTATGTGTTCCTGGTCACGGCAGCGAACACCGGAGCCACTACGGTGGCTATCTCGGCTCTGCCAGCCAAGAACCTGTACAAAGACGGTGCGAGCGGCCCCACAGCCTTGACGGGTGGCGAGCTGCAAATCGGTGACCTGGTCCAGCTCCGCTACGACGGTACGCAGTTCCAGCTCGACGGCGTGGCCAGCATGGCCAGCACGACTAAGGTTGTCTCGACCGCCCAGAGCGTGGCCAGTTCGAACACGGGCACCTATTACGTCAACACTGCCGCCGTCACCTACACCTTTGCGCAGAGCACGGTTCTAGGCTCTAATTTCGTCGCCACGATCTTCGCTGAAGGCGGCGCGGCTACTATTGCCACGAATGCCGGCGACACGATCAACGGCGGCTCGGCTGGTGCTGGCGCGACCATTCCCAAGGGCTTCATTGGTACGGTCTTCACCAATAACAGCGGCGCTCTGTACGTGTCGATTAGCCCGGCTGGCTCTGGCATTAGCACGATTGCGTCTGCTTCCACTGTCGATCTGGGCACGGCGTTTTCGACCAGCGTGAGCGTTACAGGCACCACGACAATCACCAGCTTTGGAAGCTCGGTTGGTGTCGCCGGCCCTGTCTACACCCTGACTTTTGTAGGCGCGTTGACGCTAACCTACAACTCAACTTCGATGATCCTGCCCGGAAAGGCAAATATTGCCGTTGCGGCTGGGGATACAATGCAGGTCCAATACCTTGGGTCTGGAAATTGGGAGGTTATCGATTATCAGCGGGCGTCTCAGCCGGTTGTCTCATCCTCCATGCAGGGGAATTTCAAGAACCTAAAGATCACGGTCACATCCTCGTCTGCGATCACTATTACAGCCGACAGTCTTACGCTTGCCGATGGTAGCGGAGACTATATCACCGTCATCGGGTTCAGCCAGTCTATCGCTACCGGCACCAGCGGCGCTGGTGGTCTTGATACGGGTTCTTTGGCTGCGACATCCTGGTATCACGTTTGGGCTGGATGCACCCCAGGCGGCACGCCAACGGCTTATATCTCGATTTCCTCGACCGCCCCCACCAAGCCCAGCACCTACACGTTCAATGCCCGTATCGGCGCGGTGCGGACGGGTGCCACGGCTATTCTTCTGGGGACGCTCCAATATGGACGGCAGGTGCAATACGTCAACGGCGGGGCCAATTTGACGGCTTTGCCCCAGATGGCGAGTGGCACAGCGGGAAATCAAAACACACCGACTTGGGTTGCGATAGCAACTGGTGGGTTTGTTCCGCCAACAGCATCGCGTCTTACTTTTGGGGTTTTTACCTCATCAGGTGCCGGTGTGACTATGGTGGCTCCGAGTAACAGCTACGGAGCGTATTCTAGCGCAACAAACCCGCCATTCATAAGCAACTACCCGTCTTCCGCAGGTAACGCGCAGGGAAGCCTGACGCTAGAAAGCACCAACATCTATTGGATTACATCTGTTACGAGCGTGATAACCTGCATCGGGTGGGAGGATAACCTGTGATGACTGATACAATTACTCAAGGATTTGCGCTAAACCAACAGGGCGGCATCCGAGCTTTTGACGATGGATGCCCGATTGATGCAGACGAGGTGGCATATCCTGATTATGAGTCAGCCACTGCAGCGCAGGCTGTCAATCCATCCGCCATCCATGCTGCCCTCGTGGCATCAGCTCAGAATGCGATGGACAAAGTGACTGGCTCCAGCGGGACCATCATTCGTTGCGTCGTTGCTGGGGTGGCTGTCCCGGCTGCCTGGACGGCCTATGTGGTGGCGCTTCGGGCCATCGTCAACGGCACGGATACCACCAGCACAGCTCTTCCGAACGTTCCTGCTTATCCTGCTGGAACTTGATTGGGCAACGGGGCTGCGAAGTACTGAGGCCGCAGCCCCTAACAGGGGACACGAAATGGGCATTGAAGCTGACCACATGCTCCTCCTTGGGGAGCTACGTGGTTACATGAAGGAGGGGATGCGGCAACGCACTGCGGACGGCTTAAAGCTTGACGCTTTGTCTCAGCAGGTCACGGAGCTCTCCACGGGCTTTGGGGCGCATGCCCACAATGAGGAAGAGTGGCGTGAGATGCTGGAGGAGCGCCATAAGCTGAACGAAGCGGCGATGGCCATCCTCCACGCCCGCGTCAGTGCTGTGGAAACACCTGACGGGAGCCCACCGACACCGCGCGTGCGTAGCAAGCACGTCGCAGCCGTGGGTGGTGCGGGTCTCATGTCTCTGCTGTTCGGCGACAGCATCATAGAGTGGGTCAAGCAGGTCGCTGAGTTTTTCTCGAAACATTGGCATTAGGAGCCACTCACCATGAAGTCTTTTCTTCTGCTACTCCACCGCGAATTTACGCGCCCGACCCTTCTGCTGGCGCTTCTGGCCCTGCTCTTTGCGTTGGATGCCGTGGCGCCCAGCGCCACGGGCCACCCTGAACTCTCCCCGTTGCTGATGACTGTCGCCCTTGTCGTGGGTGGCATCGTCGTCGTGCACTTCACCAGACGTATCCTGTTCCACCGACTGGACCTCCAGACCATCGCCCTGAAGGCGTGCGAGACCTCTGGGGGCGCCGGGCTGGTGTTCCTGAGCGTGGTCGGCTTCATGGCGGTGGTGCTCAGCTCCATTGTTGCCATGCTACGATGATGGAGCAGCGTGTGGCCTTCTACGCGACCTGCATCTTCTTGTCGGGGCTTACTGCGTTTGGAGCAGAGCTGCCTGCCGGTGCTGTGCAGTACCTCCCGGTCCTTCAGGCCGAGGAGGCGGCACGGTGGCCCACGTTGCCGCTGCCCTCAGCCCTTGGTGCTCAGGTGGAGCAGGAGACCTGCATCAGCCTACGGTCCAAGGGCTGCTGGAACCCCAGGACCGAGCTGAAGACCAGCCGAGAATACGGGTTCGGCCTGGGCCAGCTGACGATCACCAAGCAGTTCAACGCCTGGGCTGAGGTCCGTGGTATGGACCCAAGCCTCAGGACCTGGAAGTGGGAGGACCGCTACGACCCGACACTTCAGCTCCGGGCGCTCGTTGTCAAGGACCGCTTTAACTTCGAGCGGTTCCCTGCGTCCGAGGGGCGGCTGGCGTTCGCCCTCGCCGCCTACAACGGCGGGCTCGGCGGCACGTACAGCGACATCAAGCTGTGCCGTCACACCGAGGGCTGCGACCCAGGTCTGTGGTTCGGTAACGTCGAGCACACGAGCCTCAAAGCCAAGACCAAGGTCGTCGGCTATGGTCAGACCTTCTTTGACATCAACCGGGGCTACGTCCGCAACGTGCTGATCGAGCGTCGCCCCAAGTACGCCCGCGCAATGGGTGAGGAGTGAACAATGCCTAATCCGTGGATCATCCTCGGTGTCGTCCTAGCCTTCGGGGCCAGCGTCTGGTACGCCTACGCCCACGGCTACGACAAGGGCACCTTCGACGAGAACCAGACCTGGACAATCGCCCGCGAGAAGCTGACGACCGCTGCAGCCGACAAGTACGCCGAGACCTTGAAACGTGCTCTGGCGGCCGAGCAAGACGCCGCCACCCTTCGAGCACAGCAGGAGAGAGATAATGAGACCCACAAATCAGACATTGATAAAGCTTACGCTGACGGCCGTGCTTCTGTTGCCGCTCATGGCCTGCGCGACCCAGGCGCCGCCACCGGACATGGGAGCTGTGGTGGAGGCTCCACCGATAAGCCTGCCTCCGGCGCCGTCAGCGGTCACGGACCCGCTCCTGCCGGACGGCTACTTTCTGACCAAGCTGACCAATTTCTTCTCAGCTTCTCCGAAGAAGCCGACAAACTGAACCTGCGTCTTCGTGAGGCGATCGAAGACGACCAAGCTGTGAGGGCACAATGTCTAGCTCATTGATTATCTGGGTCGCCGTCCTGGCATTTCTGCTGGGTGGCGGCCTGCGTCACCTTCAGGGCGGGCTCGATGCGGTGTTCGGTCTACACCGTTGGCAGGTTGTCATTGGGTACGGACTTCTGGCCGCTCCCGCCGCCACGGTCTACTGGCACCGCCCGCTCTTCGGTGTCCAAGACCTCGCCCTGCTGAAGGCCGTCGCCTTGGCGGTCCTGTTCATGGCGGACATGACCCTGGCCCAGGACTACAGCAAGCCGTGGAAGGTCTTGTGGCGGTTTGGATGGGCGCCCATCCTCGTCGTCATGATCACCGGCTGGTGGCCGGCCGCCCTGGTTGGGCTGATCTTGGCTGTTGGCACCTGGGCACTGAAAACCTGGGGACCGCTGGTGCCCCTTTGGAAGCCGTACTGGGACGGGTGGGAAACTGGGTGGGAGCTGATGATTGGCAGCGTGACTGGTGCCGCCTGGGTGTTGGCTCCCTTGCTGGGAGGGCCTTGCGTCATTGGCTGATAGGTCTTGGGGCTGGTATCGATAGATCCAGCCCCATTGTCCATCGATGTAGATGATCTCAACCATTTTTGTGGTTTTGCCATCCGCCTCAGAAGGATGAGCGCGCCGCGTATAGTTCTCTGCGCCGGTGACATCAAAGTGGGCGCAGACAGTAGCTGCTGATTTGCTCTTGGGCAGTCCTCCAGGCATTCTCAATCCTCCGACGTAGGTTTCGCGGTTCCGAACTCTTTACGAGGGAGCTCGATATCAGGGTCAATTCCAGCGTGCCGAAACCAGCTTTGCATCCCACGCGCCTGAAAGAACATCCCATTGACGATTGACCGCGCACTGAGAACCGTTCTGATGTCCTCGTAGTCGGGATCAATCTTGACCTGGAGCTCAGCCTCTGGCGCGTAGCGAAGCATCGTTATGATCTCCGACGTGAGGCACCGTAAGGCCTCGACCTTCATGTTGATCTCACTGATGTTCAGCATTTTGGTCCTCCAAACTTGATTGACGCAATGGCCAGAATAACCGCAAGAGCCGCCATAAGCACCCAGAACGCTATTCTACCAAGCCACGCGTAGGGATCTTCAACGGCCTTTGCTGAGCACAGCATTTCGCTTCTCCAATTCAACCAATCTTGTCTTTGCAACTTCGCCTCAGCGATTTCAGCTCGCTGCTTCCACGTGAGCACGGTGGCCTCAGGATCACCAGGCTTGCACCGATATCCAGTTCGGGCACCCGACGAGCTGGGGAAGTTTCTGGGCAGCTCAGCGCCAAACTCCAGTGTATCCTTACTGCGACACCGCCGCCAGTAGTCCTCCCACTGTCCATATATCTCGTCGGCGTCGATTGGTCGGTTCAGTTCCTTCTCAAGGTGCGCTGCCCAGTCAGGGCGGTCAAGACGGCTGACTAAACCATACTTGTTAGAGGTTTTGCGGTAGCCAAGATCGACCAGGGACTGCCACTTGGGTTCAAGTTGTGCCATCGCTGTCCTCCAAATCGTGTGGCTGAACAGGCATGACTCCGTGCTCTTCACCAGTTCCTCCGCAGCCGAAGCACGCACGGTTCTCGTCATTGGTACCGTGACCGCCGCACTTGCCACACGTCTTCCCTGTCCAGCCGTAGAGGACCCCATTCTTCACATACTCACCAGCTTTGAGTTGATAAGCCATCACAGTTTCTCCCAGACCCGCCTGAACCCGAGGGCCCAGCCGATCCACTGTAAGGTGTAGTTCTGCGGGCGCCTGACGGCGAGCTCACGTACGTTGCGCACGGTCTCAGGGGCCATGCCCAAGATCCGCTTCCTACCGACCTTGAGGGCGATGGCCGAGTCGCTCAGGCCACTGCGCTGGATTAGCGCCGCAAGCTGCTCGACCTCGGGATCCACGTCGACCTGAGGTTTAGGTTTCCCATGCCTGCTCATTATTCTCTCCTGGTATGCTGGTGTACTTAGGTTTCTACCCGCTTGCTTAACCACCGAACATTCAGCCTCCTAACTCGCTCGCCACACGCGCATAAGCTCTCTCAGCGATTTCCACGCGGTCTCAGACGAGCTCCATGGGGAATAAAAGAACAAGCGCTCAACTCCAGCTGTTCTGGCAATGAGATAGCCTTCAACAACGGCGTCCACTCGCTGCTCCTCGGTCAGCATTGGTGACCGCTCAAACTGCTCGCGCACGTCAGGCATCACGACTTCTCTCCCGCCATATGGGCGCACTCAGGCCCAAGGCCTCGGCTGATGCTCTCCGGCACAGTCAGCTTACGGCCGCACCTACCACAGCGTCCCTCGTGCCAGACCTCCAGGTCCTTGTGGAGTACAGGCCCAGTGGCCAGCAGCTTCCAGAACCAATCAAAGACCTTGTGGCTCTGAGAGGTCGTGGGCACCCTGGCCCGTGTCCAACCATGCTTGTACCGGCCGTTCTGGATTGACCCCATGTACGAATACGATGAGGCCTTGCTGTTGTCAGACCCCGTCATGGCGCTGACATACCACAAATCCGTGTCGTTTTTCTTACGGATCTTGTAAGTGTGCCGCCCTCCCGTCAGGGAGGATTTCAGGGTCAGGATGGCGTTCCCAGCCAGGGCGTAGGCCCTGACGTCATCGGCCGAGAAGAGCCTTCCCTTGAAGTCATGCTTTATTTCCATGGTTCTCTCCAGGGCACGGCAGGATCATCATCTGGCCGTGCAGGGATTTAGGTAAACAGACTGGGGCCTATAGACGTAGGTCTCAGTCTGTTTCAGATGGCTCTTGCCTTATCAGATAGGCTTATCCCAGACGGTATCCATCCAGCGCCAGCTGTTGGTGTTTACCACCCACGTCTTCTTGCCGAACTCGACCTCCTCCACCTCTGCCACGCCTAATCCTAGGAGCTCTTCTTGAGGGTCGCAGCGCCGTATTCTTCGACGTCACTGCCGTCGGGGTGAACAGCAATCATACCGAGCCGTCGAGCGAGCGCGGTGACGCGCGGCAACCGCTGGCGGACCCGCCAGTTGTAGGCGACGTATTCAACGGCTTCACGGCGGCGGGTGGTCAGTTCGTCGGCAGTCAGGGTCTTCATGATTAGCTCCTCAGCAGCGTTGATAGAAGCATCTTAGTGCTCTGCTGAGGAGCTGTAAACATGTATTTTATTAAAGAGGCAACTTTCCGTCCGCAAGGACCCAGCTCGAGGCACCGCGGTTCCGTGTCCACAAGGTGCCGGCTTCCTTGTGGGGGTACTCATCGATGAACACGATCCTCTTGCATCCAGTGTTCAGAAGCAGTTTCACGCAGGTCATGCAAGGACTGGCTGACACGTAGCAAGTGTCGATCTCGTAAACGTCCTTGCACTGCAACAGGGCGTTCTGCTCTGCGTGGATTGCCTGGCAGCCATCCAAGTTCGTACCACTGGCCGAGTGCGCCCCCGAGCAAGCGTGGCCCCAGACCTTGCCACCACATGGCCCAATAGTTATCTTGGTAACCTCATTGCAGTGGGGCAACCCAGCCGCGACCCCGTTGTATCCGGTAGCCAACACGTGGCCACGTGCGCTTAACAGCACGCATCCCACCTGACGACGCAGGCAGGTTGAGCGCTTGGCCGTGGCCCTGACCAGCTCCAGAGCCCAATCATCACGAGACGGACGCATCTTTCGCCTCCCACCACCGAGCCTGATGCCCAGGAGTCGTGTGCTTCAGCCCATCGAGCAGATAGAGCGTCAGGCCAAGACCCTCATAGTAATTTGAGGGCACAGGATCTGAGTATGAATTCCAAAAAGACTGATCGACGATCTTCTCGGCGTCGGCCCAATGCTGCTCGTAGAGGTGACTGCTCGCAAGCGTCAAGAAGAGCGTACCTGGAGACAGCTTGTCAGTCCGGCGCTGGTTCAAGCTGTCGCAGACCAGAGCGCCAAGCATGCTGAAGTTGAAGGCGTCATACGGAAGCCCCAACCATGCGTCTGAGGAACGCATGAAGCCGTGGACGTTCAGCTTCGAACCACGGACCATGAACGAAAAGGCCACCGTGCAGGGGATGTCCTTCGAAGGCTCAGGGTTTGGTGTCCAGATAGTCATGACAGCCTGGCGTGTGTCTGGATCCTCCAACAGCTTCTCGACCACGTAGTCAAGTTGAGCCTGGATCCGAGGACCATAGGCTCCGTCGAACGTCTGGCCGTTGTCGCTGAAACGGCTGATGTTCCTGTTGAACGGGGCGATGGTCTCCACCCGGTTGTCACCAGATAAGATCCAGTGGGCCTCAGCCGCCATAAACCGATACTGGAGCTTCCGCTCCTTGACCAGCAACACTGGGTGGAGCATGTCAACCAACACAGTGTGTTGGGGGATCTCCAAGGTGCGCTGGCCACGGGGTGCCACCGGGTGGCCGTTGACGATAATGTCAGCCAGGGTCTTGACCCAGACGCTCGACAGCGGAGCGGCTTCTTTAAGCATTGAGGACCTCCTTGATGGCGCCAATGAGAGGATAGGGCTCGGCAGACCTGAACCGCTTCCAGTACTGCGGATGCGCTTGACGAACGTGGCATTGCCCAAGGCGGTTAAGGACTGTGCTGGCAACATCTCCAAGCGCAAAGACCGTGGAGCTTAGACTCATCGACTTCTCGAAGAATTCTTCGAGATTTTGATCAGCATTGACCCAGCACAGCTGGTTCTCTCTGATCCCGGCTGCGTGAAGCTGCTGAGTTAGCCACTGACTGCAGCCAGAGCCGGTGAACGATGCGAACGGCCATTGGTACAACGGATCATGCTCGCAAGGTTCGGTGAAATTCTCGCCCACGAGCACAATTTTGGCCAGTGCGTTGCCGGCCGAGGCGACCGACACAGAATGGCTTTGGCCGCGCAGCGAGTTAACGGCTGGAACACCAGACGCAGACGCGGTGTAGTCAAAGTTATAGACGGGAAGTGCTGTCGCCATGGCTTGGTACTGCCCGTAGACCAACATGAGCTGATCCTCGTTTTCGAGGTACTCGATCTCCTTCCTGCTGAGGTAATTGCCGCGCACCGTGGCCCACGGCGGTAAGCACTTCACCACGACGGCGCCGCAGCGAAGAGCCAAGCGCTCGAGCATCCGTCGCTGGTCGTCACCCAGGCGGTCTTCACCATTGCGGAAGGCGAGGCCATACGGCACCTCACTTAACCAGCAGCGGTCGAAGACGACGTCCTGATAGCCGAGCAGCGCTGGCATCATGGCCTCGACGTACAGACGGGCCAGCCCCTTGGTGATTTTGACAAGCGGCCCAAAGTGCACGTACCTGGCGTTGTTTAATCGCGCGTAAGACTTGGCCGCCGTGGTCTTTCCACTTCCATCTGGACCCTCGAAAATTGTGAGCCGGCACGAACGACGATCAAACTGATCCATGGGACGCCTCCTGATGGACCTCGTCGTCGCGGCACTTGGACTCGTCGTGGTGGGCCGACCACTCAGGAGTGCACCAGCTGGCTCGGACATAGCCGAACTCCTCAAGAAGCTCCCAGGTCTTGGGCCCAATCCAGCCCTCAGGCTTCTTGGCGTCCACCAGATGGCCTCGGTGAGTCAGCCCCTTGACCTTGGACATGTTGGCCCGATGGACATCAGCCCACAGCGCCTCCCACGGCAGGCCCAGCATAATAGCCGTGCCTTTAAGCACGTAGCACAGGTCGACGAGGGCGTCGGCCATGCCGGCCAGATCCTGCTTGGAGGCGGCTTCCTTGAACTCATTAAGTTCTTCTTGCATGAAGACCTCACGTTCACCCAGCTTGCGCTTAGTGAGATGCCCAGGGACGTTGTGGACCAGCTGGCCGAACTTCAGCATGAACTCACGGACGTCGCGAAGCTAGTGATCAGGCACCAGCGGTCGAGTGAAAGGGGGGACAGTTTCCATTACCAGGGCGCTCCTTTGACGGTGGTTTTCTTCACGGGCTTTGCCGGCTTTCCGTCGGCGGGCTTGGCGCACACCCACAGGTTGTTTCTGGCCTGATCGGGATAGATCGGCGCGAACAGGCAACTCAGGGCGTCGTTGTCGTAGTATGGCTCCAGCTCCTTGCGGACCCTCAGGATTGCCTTGGTCAGCTCAGGATCGAGCTTGTTGGCCGGCTTCCCGATGTGCTTGATGTCCATGAACGTGCCGTAGCGTTGCTCAACCACGAAGCCGGCCTTCTCGATGTAGTTCTGCAGCTCAGGCACCGTAAATTCATGGATATGGTTTGCAGCGTGGCGCTTGCCGTCGTAGCATGGTGTCGACAGCAACAGCTTACCGCCGGGCTTCAGCACTTGGAAGAAGGCCTTCAGCATCGTGGCGCCGTGTTCGACGGCCATGTGCTCGATGACCTCGTAGCTCACGACCACGTCGTAGCCCTCAGGACGCAGCTTCAGAGCTTCCTTCCAGCGCTCGACGAAGTTGAACTCTCCAATGAAGGTCAGGCGCTGGCTGTTCGACGTCTTGAGCTTGTTGATGTCCACGCCCACGTAAGTGTTCACATGAGGCGCTGCCCCGCCCGTCAAGATCTTGCTCAAGGGCCGATCCTCGCCGCAGCCGACCTCCAGGACGTTGTCCTTCAGGCCGATGAACCTGCGGGCGAAACTCCAGCGGAAAAAGTGTGCCGAGTAGTCTCGCCCCAACGTCTTGCCATGTCCAGCCTCACGGAGCTGCGTGCTGTCGTATTCCCGGTCGTCCCGGGTCTTTTCACGTCGTTGAACCATGGTCCACATCCTCAATCAGATAAAGCAAAGGCGCTCAGGCGTCAGACCTAAGCGCCTTTGCAGAGAGTTTTGTTACTTGGCCTTGGGTTCCTTGGCCGCCGGCGGGTTAAGGCCCTTCTTGGCCATGTCGTTCCGGTACCACTTGACGTAGCTGCGCTTGTCGTCGGACAGGCCGAACTCGGTCTTGACCAGGGCGAAGATCTCGTCGTCGGTCTTGTTGCCGGCCATGATCAGCTCCTTGAAGCGCGCCGAGGCCGAGGGCTTGGCGGCTCCGGTATCAGCCTTGGCGGCAGGCTTCTTGGCGGCAGGCTTCTTGGCGTCAGGCTTCGCCGCGGGCTTGTCGACCTTGGCGGCTTTCGCAGCAGGAGCCTTGGGCTCGGCAGCGGGCTTCACGGCAGGCGCTTTCGTGGCCTTGGGCTCAGAGGCCGGCTTGGCAGCTTCGGTATCAGCCTTCGGGGCTTGGGCGTTCTTCTTGGCAACAGCCATTTCGTACTCCTGATCAGAAATGTTGATGACTCGGCACAGGACATCCAGTGCCTCCTTGGTAGCCCCGGCGTGGCGTGCATACTCAAAATAGAGGTTCGCCAGCTTGACGACGGGGAAATTGTCCGACTTGGCATACCACAGGTCAAACTCAGCTGTGTGAGTCTTCCCAAGCACGAGCCCCATGGCGCAGCCGTCATACAAGGACACGTACTCAGTCCACTCCTTGTCTCGCTTGGTGACGAGGCAGGTGTGGTTTCGACCGTTGCTCCGAGGACCAGGACCATAGGCGGTCAAGGTCCCAGCAAATTTCTCGGCTGTGGCATTGGTCTTCGACGGTAGTTTTGTTTTGTCACGTGGCACGACGTCCTCCTTAGGATCGATGATGAGCTTTTGGAGCTCGGTGTCCACTGGAGGAACGATGAGCATACTTTCACAGAGGTGAAGCAGCTCGTAAGCAGCCTGGATCCCAGGAACCAGCAGCGGCTCAAACAGCTTGACGAAGTCAACGTGCCTAAGCTCTAAGATCTCGACCTGGAAAAAGTCGTGTGACGCCACGCGGATGTAATCTGCGTGAACTTTCGTCACGACCGCCATAGGGCGATGCTCAGCGCCATTCCACAGACGGGAGGGCCCTGAGAACGCCGAGCCAATTGCCACTCGAAAGGGACCTTGGCTGTAGCGGGTGCTGGTGTAGGGATACTTTTTGCCCATGTCATTCCTCAGCAAGGCAGATTAGGCATCATAGCACAGACGGCGATGCCCGTAAACTGATTTTTATAGCTTACCCTGCTTCTTCAGATCCTTACGGTACCAGTCCACGTATGACCTACGATTGTCGTCGAGGTTAAATTCCGCCTTGACGGTGGCAAAGATCTCATCGTCTGACTTACCACCGGCCAAGATCAGTTCACGGAAGCGGCTGGCAGCTGAGGGCTTACCGGCCTCACGTGGAGTCCTGGCCGCCTTGGGCTTGTCAGATGCCGTGGTCTTACCCATCTTGCGCTTAGGCTTCAGGGCTGAGCCTGAGACCCTGGTGCCGACAGGAACTGCTGACTCGTTCAAGGCGATCAGCTGGGTCCGCTCCTCGTCGGTGCAGCCCTGCATGAAGGAGTCGAGGATCAGTAGTGGCGCGATCCGCTCCAGCACGGCGTCGCTTGGGTAGCCTGGCTCGGCGTCAGGGTCCTCGGTGAAGTAGATAGGCCGACCTGCCAAGCGCTCCTCATGGAGCATGTGCAAGATCGGGTCCTTCGACGCCCTGAGGATGGCGTGAGCCATGGCAGAGTGGTTCCGCCGGCCCATCGAATGGTCGATGCACAGCTGCTTGGCCTCCTCGAAGGAGCGGACAGTGCCGTAAACCGGGCAGTGGAACTTGAAGTGATTGGCGCCGGTGACCGGTTTCGGGGCTTTGGCCATGATCAGTCCTCCTTCAACCTGGGAAACACGAGAGGGTGAGACAGATCATAATCAATCTGCGCATCGATCTCAAGAAATTCATCGCGAGGGAAGGCACAAGGACCATAGCCGTTCGGATTTTTAGGGTCCCAACCTATCGTGGCCATCATCTGCATGGCGATGTAGCGCTTGTCAGTTTTCAGCTGTTTGCGTGCCATGATCTTCACTCCTCAGTGGCGTTGATAGAAGCATCTTAGTGCTCCTATCCGCCGTTGTAAATACCTATTTTCTGCCTCGGCCCAACTTTTTCAAGGCCTCGAATAGCGCTTGCTGCCCCTTCTTCTTGCCTCCTAGCGAGTCAAACGCAATCCGCTCGTCAACCGTGTCCCTGGCAATGATCCGATGGTTGAACACTCGCTTGCTCTTGCTCCCCTGCCGAAGCACGCGGCGGATGAACTGGTCATACAGCTCGTAGTCCCAGGTCAGTGAGTGCCAGCACACGTGGTTACCCACGAACTGCAGGCCATCCAACCCGTGGGCGGCTGACTGAGGGTGTGCAAACAGGTAAGGCAGGTCGCCGGCATTCCACTTATCGATCAGCTTGCCCGTGTCTGAGGCCTTCCCGCCTCTGCCACCGATGATAGGAATGTCCTTACCAAACCTGGCCTTTAGGCGGTCAAGGTCATGGGCAAAGTCATAGGCCACCAGGAGTGGCGACCCTTGCAGCTCCTCGATCAGTTCTTCCAAAACATCGGTCTTGGCGTCGTGGAGGTTAACCCACTCACGATCTGACTTCTGCTTCTTCAGGAGCTTAAGGATGTCAGGCTCGAGATAGATCCCGCCGTTGGCCACTTGGCGGCACTTGACCGAGGCTACTGCTGCCGTGGCAGCAGTGATGGTCCGCTCGTCAAGCTTCGCAATCAGGTCGTCCTCTAAGTGGTCATAGAGTTCTCGCACCGAGTCAGGTAGATCGACGAAGATGTCGTTCGTCACCAAGGCCGGCATGTCGAGATAGTCCTCTGCCGCCATGCGCAAGGCCAGCGGAGCCAACCGCTTATAGATCAGCTGGTCTGCGCCCTCTTGAAGAATCCACCCGAACCCATCGTAGCTTGGCAGAAAGTACTTCGACCGGTAGTGAGTGATGTATTGACCCAGCGCGTTCCCCTGGTCGAGGATAAAGCACTGACCAAACAAGTCCATCAAGCCATTCGGCGCTGGTGACCCAGTCAAGCCCCAGCGACGTGAAAAGGTATGGAGAATGCACTTCAAGGCCTTGAACCGATTTGAGGTGGTGTGCTTGAACTTCGACAGTTCATCGATGATCAGCGTGTCAAAACCCAGCTTTTTGAACCGCGCCAGGTTGACCTCGACCTTGGTCTTTCCAGTTCGCCCCTTGGTCTTTGTGACGTCGAGCAGCCATTCCAAGCCCTCTGGGTTGATCACGTAGACGTCGGCCACATCCTCCTCGTCAAGCAGTTCCTGAAGCAAGTC